ACCAACCAATACTATCGTATCTTCCGCGTGGACAACATCCTCGACTAATAATTATTAGACGGAAATACAAAAAATTAGGGGAGCATTTGCTCCCCTTTTTTTTATGACTATGAATAGGTTTGTGTTACGCTGCTTTAAGCAGCCCTTGTGGATCTTGCAAAAATTTTCTGTAAAATCCTTTTTGAGAAAGACGGTGATGATTCATTTGATCAAGTTTAACGTTCAATTGAACATCACCGTCTCCAGCAACATCTAGTCTATCAGACGCTACACAAAGCATTTGAAACATAAATGTTGCCCTACCTGCATTGCTCATCTTCCAAGATTGTTCTGCAAAGAATTCGTAAAATTCGTTTGTCAGAGTAGTTTTTTCATCACGTAAGATTTGTGCTTCTAACATTTCAAGGAAATCTACAACAATGTCTTTACGATCTAACATAGTCATTAGAGCAGCCCATGATGAAAAATTTCTACGATATGGACTATATTCACTTACACTATCAAAAAAACCATCAACAAGATCGTTACCTTCTCTGATGTATACAAAATATTCTTCCCAATACTTGATAGCATTTGACATCTTTAGAGTATCTAATCCTCTTCGCTTAACGAATTCTCCCAGGCAGGTGATTTCGCTAGAAAGTGCCTTTGGGTATTTTCGTTGGATCTCATCACCAGCAGTACGTTTGCGAGCTTCAGCACCTTTAGTGAAGGTGTCAGTAGCAACTCCGGTTACAACTGGAACTGGTACTTCTATATCTAAGTTAACAATCACGACCAATCTGTGTTGATATTCAGTAAGATCACCATTTGTATTAAACCGCATAGAATCACCGTCCCAAAGATATCCTTCTGTCTTTACAGATTTTTCGATATTTCTAACTTGCGGAGTTTTTAATAAACGATTGTCTCCATTATGATAAGAAAGAATATAAAGCGCTTTTTCTTTGTTTATCATTATAGGGAAACTATCTTTTTTGTCAGTCATAGGATTAAATCCTAAAAACTTTTCAAGCTCAACATTGTTGAGTTTTTTCGGAACGTCACTCAAAACGTTCACGGAGTTTTTTGTTTTCATAATTTTATTCCTTAAAAATAATGAAAATTCATAGTCACGTAGCTAAATATACAACATTATAACCTTACTGTCAAGAAGAATTTTCTATATAAATAATAAAGAATATAATTTATAGGACTCCATAAATGGGAGAGCAAATAGAAAACATTAATTATTTAACGCCTACAGGATTTTCTGTAACAGTCTCAAGGGAATTTTACCCTCATTTGCAATACTTCGCACAATCTATTACACATCCTAGCATCACAACTGGTGGTGCTGGTGTTGGATTTTCTAGAACTGATATTAGGCTCGTCGCCGATAAAATTCAATTTGGAGAAGTGACCTTCGATCTTATTATGGATGAAGATATGGAATCTTATAAAGAAATGTATGATTGGCAATTAAGAATGGTCAATAGTAATCATCGTCCACAATCTGCAAGGTTTTCCGGTCAGTTCGGAGATAATCCTGTTCCAACCTCTTATCAAGACATTCGTCTCAGAATATTAACAAGTTCGTTGAATCCTAACAGAGAAATTATCTATAGAAACGCATTCCCAATTTCGTTAGGTGACATACAAATGAATTCCGCAAGTGATGGGGAATATATAACTTACCCGGTCACCTTTTCGTTTGACTACTTTGACTTCGCGTGATATAATAATATCTAACTACAAATAAAAAATTAATACATTATGAATCTTAATGAAATATTAGATGAATGGAAAATTGATTCCAGAATAGACCCTATTTCAATTGACGAAACATCTAGAAAAACTCCTGAACTCCATGCTAAATATTTAACTCTGTTATCACAAACTAAGTTGAAACTTAAACAAACAGAATTTAAACAGAAAGAACTTATGAAGCAGAAATGGTTATGGTATAATGGTAAGCTGTCTCAGGATGAAGTCATCAGTTTAGGTTGGGATCCAGACCCTTTTAATGGATTAAAAATATTAAAAGGTGAAATGGAGCACTACATTGAAGCGGATCCAGAATTACAAGAATCTGAAGCAAAAATTGAATATTTAAAAACTACTATAGATACTCTTAAAGAAATAGTAGATAACATTAAATGGCGTCACCAGACTATTAAAAATATTATAGAGAACAAAAAGTTTGAAGCAGGATTTTGACAAAACATATTTAGAATTATATAATTTAAATGAAGGCGAAAGTTTAGAAAGATACCTTTGTCCTGCATTTGATCTTAAACATATGTCTCCATACGAAACTGCAAAAGTTAATAGAGAATTAATTGATCAGGGTAGGTATTGGGGTCATTTACCTCCTACTGATGAAATTAAAATTTTTTTGGAAAAGGTAGGTGATATTGTTGATCCTAAAACTATTTTAGAAATAGGAATATGTTTAGGTTATTCTGCGACATATATGCTGCAAACCTTTTTAGATTGCAAAATATTAGGCGTCGATATATTAGGATTCCAACGTTGGGGTAATTTGCCTCCCGGAATAAAATTAGTTAAGGATAAGTACCCGAATCGTTATGTAATATTAGAATGTGATTCTAAAGAAATTACACAGTGGTTAAAAAAAGATACGTATGATTTGGCATTAGTTGATGGATGGCACGATTATGATTACGCCTATCATGACATACAATCCTGTAAAGATTTAAATATTCCATGGATCATGGTTGATAACTATTATTCTGTGCCTGAAGTTTATCAAGCAATAAAAGATCATGATCTTATAGAAGTAGAGTCAACGTTATATGAAAGTGTAAGGTCTTTAGTTAATGGTACCTTTCCACAAAAACTGCAAATGTGGAAAGACCAAATAGGTTTATTTAAATGGAAACCATAGATTTAACTTTAAAAGATTATTCTATGCTAAGAATAAACTGTTCAAGTTCTTGTGCAGCAGAACTATCTGAACATTTTTCTTTTTATGTTCCTGGCTATAAATTTATGCAAGCATATAAAAGGAAAGTGTGGGACGGTAAGATTCGATTATTTAATCGAATGAATGGAGAAATAAATGCCGGTCTAATTTATCATATTAAAAAATTTGCAATGGAACACGGTTATGGTATTTCTCAATCCCCATCTGCCTATGGTCTTCCGACTGACAAAAATACAGTTAATCATTTAGAAACAATGAAATGGATATCTTCTTTGAATTTACCTTTTCTCCCTCGTGATTATCAGTATGATGCACTGACACATGCAATAAAAAATAAAAGAACGGTACTTCTTTCACCAACAGGAAGTGGTAAATCATTCATAATATATTTACTAATGCGTTGGATAATGAAAGAAAAATCTAATAAAATTCTTGTAGTAGTTCCAACAACATCTTTGGTTGAGCAAATGTATAACGATTTTCAATCGTATGGATTTGATGTTGAAAGTAATTGTCATAAAATTTATAGTGGTAAAGATAAAGAAACTAATAAAAAAATTATTATAACCACGTGGCAATCAATACACCGATTATCGGCACCTTGGTTTAAACAATTTGATTGTGTGTTTGGAGATGAATGTCATGGGTTTAAGGCAAAGTCATTATCGAGTATAATGAACAAAGCCATCGATGCAGAATATAGATTTGGCACTACAGGTACTTTAGACGGAACTAATGTAAACAAATTAGTTTTAGAAGGTTTGTTTGGTCCTGTGCATAAAGTAACTACAACGTATAAATTGCAGGAATCTAAACAGTTATCTAAATTAGATATAGATATGATAGTACTTAAATATAAAGAAGAAACTCGTGCTCAACTTTCTAACATACATTATCAAGGAGAAATTGACTTCATTGTGGGCAACGAGAAAAGAAATCGTTTTATTCGTAATTTGGTTTGCAGTCTCGATGGTAACAGTTTGGTTTTATTCAACCTTGTAGAGAAACATGGAAAAGTTTTAAGAGATTTAATAGAGGATAAATTAGATAATGAACGAAGATTATTTTATGTGTCAGGTGAAACGAAAACCACAGATCGTGAAGCAGTTCGAAAAATTGTCGAGTCACAAACAAATTCTATTACTCTTGCTTCCTTGGGCACTTTTAGTACTGGGATCAATATACGTAATATCCACAATATTATTTTCGCATCCCCAAGCAAAAGTCAAATCAGGGTCTTGCAATCAATTGGCAGAGGATTACGAGTGTCGGATGATGGCAGAACAACAAAATTATATGACATTGCCGATGACTTAAGATACAAAGGAAAAGCAAATTTTACCTTGCGCCATAGTGCAGAAAGAATAAAAATATATGATACCGAAAAATTTCCTTATAAAATAAATGAAGTTAAATTATGAATGAAGATAAATTTTTATATGATGTAAAACAATTTAGACTTTCTAGTTCTGAAGAAGTTATTGCTGAAATTATAGAGTGGCCAGATTCAGATCAATCAGATATTATTGTAAGGAATGCATTATCAGTTGTTCGATATGAAACAGAACAGGGTGAAAAATTTTATGTATTTAAAACTTGGATTCATTTTGCTGATGATCCTAGTATATTAACTGTAGTTAATCCGAATCATATTATTAGTACTACAAATCCTCATCATATTCTTTTAAATCAATATAGAGCCTCAATCAGTGATATGTTATTAGAAGCAGAAATAAGAAATAAAAGAATTGTTAGAAGAGAAAGCAGTAAATTGATGGAAATGGCAGAACAAATTGCTTCAATATTATCATCTGAAAATGAACCTGAAAAAGATTCTGATGATCCTACTTCAAATATTATTAAATTTCCCGTACATTAATTTTAGCTATATTCCCTCTGGACGATCTTAGCTCTAGGGTAACACATTTTTAGTTTGTTGTCAAGGGCATTGACATTATTTTTTATTGTGGTATAATTACCTTATGAAATATCAACCATACAACTTAAACGATGTTTATCAAGCGTCTTCTGATAATCTTTTCAATGTAATTTCTACCTTTGCTGGTGGAGGAGGATCATCGACTGGGTACCGTCTCGCAGGGGGTAAAGTACTTGCGGTGAACGAGTTTATCGAAGAAGCTCGTAATACATATTCAGACAATTATCCAGAAACCCCTATTATACCTAACGACATTAAAGAACTTTCGGGATCTGATTTCCTGTCCCTTACAGGATTGCGAGAAGGTGAATTAGATATACTAGACGGTTCTCCTCCATGTTCTGCATTCTCTGTTGCTGGCAAATTATCACATAAATCTGACGGTAAGCATTCAGACGGATGGGGTCAGACTAAAAAATATTCGGATGGTGCAATAGTAGAGAACATAGAAGATTTGTTTTTTGAATTTTTGCGAATTGCAAATGACATTAAACCTAAAGTTATTATCGGAGAAAACGTTAAAGGTCTTACTATAGGTGAAGCAAAACAATACTTCCATAAAATTATTAATACGTTTGAAAGTATTGGTTATGATGTTGCTACACAAGTTATGGATTCTAGATACTATGGCGTCTCTCAAACTAGAAGCAGGGTTATTTTCATAGGGGTAAGAGAAGATGTCATGGATAAAGTTGGTCTTAATTTTATGACACTTTCTTCTGTATATCCCGAAGCCTCTCGGGATGTTATTCCTTTGCAGGATGCATTAGAGGGTTTAGAATATGATGCAGATGAGGTGAGGTATTTGACCGAACGATGGACAAAGACTGCATACTATAGAGACACAGTATCCAACATGCCTTTAGATCCCCCTAAAGTTTTGACGGGAATGGATTACCATCCAAAAAACCATCACTTCAATGTTAAACGAGTGTCACGTTTTCAACCTGCACCTACGCTTACTGCGATGGGATCAGCGGAAACAACTGCAGGTGCGTGTCACTGGAGCGAACCACGTAAGTTGACATTAGGTGAATTAAAGCGTATAATGTCCTTACCTGATGATTTTAAATTGACAGGTAAGTGGTCGCAGAAGGCAGAACGAATTGGTAGGATGGTCCCGCCAATCATGATGAAACAAATTGCAACTTCTGTTTACAAAAATATATTGGAACCTTATAATGGCTGATTTTACATTTGCACACCGAGAAGAGGGGTTTGACAATCATATTGATAAGTCAATTCGCTACTATAAAACCTTGCATGATGACATTGTTGCAATGTCTCAGTACTTTATCGAAGACAACACTAGAACGGTAGACGTTGGTTGTTCTACAGGTAAAACGATTGAGGCAATGATTAAGTTAAATCAAGATACCGCCCCGAACGCACGTTACGTAGGATTAGAAATTGCTGATGGTTTTCTTGCGGAAATGGCGCAACGTGAAGGGAAGTTAGTAGCAAATAAACATAAAGTCTCTTTACAACGAACACGTGCAGAACAATACGAATATGAAAATTGTAATCTAGTAACTTCTATTTTCACTCTTCAGTTTATGCCGGATGTAGCGAGAAGAGAAGTCGTAGAAAAAATATATAATGGGTTGAATCCTGGCGGTGCATTTATCTTCGCAGAAAAAACTCTTGCGTCAAATGCTAAACTTCAAGACATGCTGACCTTTTTATATTATGATTTCAAACGAAAATCGTTTGACTATAACGATATTATGGAAAAAGAAAAAACTCTGCGTAATATGTTAAAACCCATGACGTACAATGATTTAATTTCCATGATACAAGATGCAGGGTTCGAGTCTAATAAAATACAACCTTTTTGGCAAAACCATTTGTTTGTAGGAGTGATTGCTTTAAAATGAAAATAGATAAAAAAGAAAAACCACATTACGTAAATAACGCAGACTTTTCTTATGCAGTCGTTGAATACGTAAAGAAAGTAAGAGCAGCAAAGAAAGAAAATTTTGTTAAACCAGTGGTGACTGATTATATTGCAAGATGTTTTTTAAAAATAGCAGAAGGGTTGTCTCACAAAGCAAATTTTGTAAGATACACTTACCGTGAAGAAATGGTTATGGATGCAGTGGAAAATTGTTTAAAAGCAGTTGAAAACTACGATATAGATAAGGCCACTAGGACAGGAAAACCTAATGCCTTTGCATACTTTACACAAATTACTTGGTATGCTTTTCTTAGAAGGATCGCAAAAGAGAAAAAACAACAAGAGATAAAAATAAAATATCTGACTGAAACAGGGCTAGATCAATTAGTTTATGAAGAAATTAATAATGATCCATCTTCTCGTGCGACACAAGCATTTGTTGACGAACTGAGAGAAAGAATTGATATTGTTAAAGATGTCGATAAACAGGTATCTGATTACTCTAAAAAAGAAAAGAAAAAAAGAACCAAGCACGTTGATTCTGACCTTACCGAATTTATGATAGACAAATGAAAATAGCTATTCTTAATGACACTCATTGTGGTGTACGTAACTCATCTGAAATCTTTATGGATTATCAGGAAAAATTTTATCGAGATGTGTTCTTTCCGTATCTAAAAGAACATGGAATCAAAAAGATTCTACATCTGGGTGATTACTATGAGAACCGTACTTCAATTAATTTCAAAGCACTTAACCACAATCGTCGCGTGTTTTTGGATGTATTGCGAGATAATAGTATTCATATGGATATTATCCCAGGCAATCACGATGTATATTATAAGAACACTAATAAATTAAATGCTTTAAAAGAACTTCTTGGTCATTATATGTCAGAAGTTCGAATCATTGAAAAACCAGAAGTCGTTGATTATGACGGTTTAAAAATGCTTCTGATACCTTGGATTAATTCAGAAAACGAAGATAAAATTAAATATACGATTAATACCTGTAAGGCTGATGTTTGTGCAGCACATTTAGAACTCGAAGGGTTCGACATGGGCGGTGGTCTTATTTGTCCACATGGAACTTCACATACATTATTTAAAAAATTTGATATGGTTTTGTCTGGTCATTTTCATAATAAATCACAGAAAGAAAATATTCATTACCTTGGGGCCCAAATGGAATTTAATTGGTCCGACTGTAATGATAGGAAATATTTTCATATCCTTGATACCGACACTAGAGAGTTAAAAGCGGTTGAAAATCCTATTAAAATTTTCAAAAAAATATTATGGGACGACACTAAAAAAGCATCACTGATTGATGTTCGTGATTTAGATGATAAGTTTGTAAAAATTATTGTTATTAATAAAAGTGACCCTGTACAATTTGAATCATTTCTTGATAGAGTTAACTCTAAAAAGATTTATGGATTACAGATTGCAGAAAATTTTCAAGATTTTGCTGGCGCACAAGTAGAAGATGAAAAAATAAATATTGACAGTACTGATGAATTGTTGTATAGTTATATTGACGCTGTTGATACTGATTTGAATAAAGACCGTATTAAATCTCAGGTTCGTAACTTAATGATTGAGGCTCAATCTTTAGAAATTGTATGATCGTATTTACTAAACTTCGTTATAAAAATTTCTTGTCTACAGGAAATGTATTCACTGAAATTAATTTGGCTG